CAACGATAATACTTTACACCGTCAACGATAAATTCTACTGCAATGAATCGCCAAGCGTGAAATGCGAATTCACCTTTTGGTTCTACTCTTCTCAATAGATGTACAATTGTATAATTTAATCCTTTCATGTTTTCTCCCTTGTTTTATTTATATATATACTATAACAGATATAACGCACAATGTCAATAAAAAAATAAAAAAAAAATAAAAAATAATTCTGCGCCAAGCAAATCTATGCAAATCTTGTGCCAATAAAAGCTGCCTTCTCTCCCACGCAAACAATCCAGACATGTCTTGCGCCCGATTCACCTCTCGCCTAAGCAAGCCGCAGCGCAGCGCAAACATGCCCCCCTCGAAACACACCCCCCACCAAACTATATCAAGTACAAAATAAAGTCCTATGCCCTCATAACTATTTTTCCCCCACCCCTAGTCTCCTAACTATGCGAAATTACACCTAACTTAGGCTACAACCTCGATTAGGGGTTATTTAACCTGGAATAGGGGTAGATCTGCCTTACCAGATTACCACTCCCCCACAGACAAGCGTAAGCGTAGACTTTTTTACATACGAGCGAAGCGAAGTGTGTAAAAAGGGGCTGTCCAGGTATTGACATGTGCAATGTACTGTGCTATGGTGAGAAAATGAGGAAACCTACCAAATTTAAGGCTGGCTGTTATAACTGGCAAATATACTGGAGTCAGGAAGAGGCTGAGGAATTGTACGGTAAGACAGATTCTCATACCAAGGTAGTTACTATATACAAGTGCAAAAATGATGAGATAACCAGGGAGACACTACTGCATGAGATACTCCACGTAGTAATGGAAGATAAGGCAGAAGCAGTATTTAACTTTGACCCTGACAAGAAAGAATATGACAAAGAGGAGAACCTTATTAGACTAATATCGCCAGTTCTGATGCAAATAATAAATGATAATCCTGAACTATGGCAATTCCTAAGCAAGGGTAGTAAGAAATGAGCGAAATTCAGTCAAAATATGACCTAAAAGCCGCTAAGGCTATGTTCATGGACTTTAAACCCCTGAAAGAGATAGCTAAGGTCCTAAATATTAAGTACCGAACACTGGTATATCATAAAAATAAGTGGGAAGAAGAGCGAAATCTGGTACGTAAGGAAATTTTACGAGATCTAGCTGATAACAAGAGAGCGATTTTAGTAAATCTTACTTCAAATTCGCTTGATTGCGTAGATAGGGCTATAGAAGACCTAAAGAAAAGGGACAAGCCTCCTACAATACACGAAGCTCGATTGCTAACTAACATCATATCTGAGATTGATCGTATAATCAGACTAGATGATGGGGAGCCTACCGATATAATTAGTGAACACAAGCCTTCTACGGTAATCGAGTTGAAGGCAAAATTAAAAAAAGACCCATTCTACATCGAGGATGCGAGTTTTAGGGAGATCGACGATGAAAAAATTATTAGCACTACTACTTCTGGTTCCAATGATAGCGATGAGCCAGATAACATTAACGAAGAATAACCATATTGTATTCAAAGGAGTTGTAAATGGGCAAAGCGTTGCTAAAGCTTCAACAGAGCTGCTCAAACTTAGTTTCAAATCTAAGCCAGGGGACACGTTATATATTGTTCTTGATAGTCCTGGTGGTTCTGTCTACGATGGGCTCAATTTTGTTCAGTTATTTGCTACGATACCTCGGAATGTGGAGTGCATAGCTAAAACAGCTCATTCTATGGCACATCACTTTCTACAAGCATGTCCTGGCAAGAGACATGGTTTATCGAACATGATGTCTATGGCTCACAGAGCAGCCGGAGGATTTAAAGGCACTTTTAATAAGGGAGATGTTGAAAGAGATTTAGAATTATGGACAGGAATTGTACAATCTATGGAAATAGTAAATGCTAAACGTATGGGACTTAGTTTAGAAAAGTATCAATCTCTAGCAAAAGATGAATACTGGTGTCATGGATATAATTGTGTAAAGAAAAATTTTGTAGATCAAATTAGTCAGGTTAGTTGTAGTGAGGAACTAGTAAATGAAGAAACTAGTAGAGAAGTAAAGACATTTTTTGGTAATTACAAAGTATATGAATCTAAATGCCCTCTTATAGGTATGACTAGATACGAAAGAGTACCAAGAAGAAGATGAGTTTAATAGATCTAAAACCTAGCGATGCCCTTTATTTACAAATTATGGATGATTTGCATAAATTCTGGGCTCCGCATAGTGGACAAGTAAAAGTAGGGATGCCTCTTATAAAAGGAGACGTCTCTACAGTCTTTATTCAGTGTGGACGTAAATGGGGCAAGACTGACTTTGCTGCGTATATGTTATGGAGACACGCTTTACTCAATCCAGGGTCAACTTGCTACTACATTACTCCAGAATTAGCTCATGGTAGAGAAATTGTTTGGCATAACGGTCGTCTATCTCAATTTGGTAGAGAAAAAGATGAAAAAGGTCGCTTTGTACCTGGTGGAGAAGAACCACTAAAAAAATATATTAGACATATAGCAAATACTGACTCACGTATTACATTTAAAAATAATAGTAGTATAAAAATTGTAGGCTCAGAAAACTGGGCTGCTGCTAACGGTCTTACACCCGACTTTGTGGTATATGACGAGTTTAAAGTATTTCATCCTATGTTCCATACTGAAATGAACCCAAACCGTATTGTTCGTAAAGCACCTCTTGTAATAATTGGAACACCGCCTAAGCCAGGCGACCGAAATCAAGAGCAATACATGGAGTTTGCTGATGAATGTCTTAAAAGAAAAGACTGTGCACACATTATCGCCTCATCTTATGATAACCCCCACATGCCTAAAGAGGAGATCGACAAAGAAATTGAAAAGCTCAGGGCTCGTGGTGAAGATGATGTTGTCAAACGAGAGTATTTTGGAGAAATCAGCTTGGGAGGAAGAAATGCTATTTTCCCCATGTTTGATGCCAAAAAAATGGAACCTTTCAAAGGAGTAATGAATGATATATCAAAGGATCTTAAAAAGCTTGATTGGTACTGCATTACTGACCCTGGCTCCACTACTTGTTTTGCCGTTCTTTTTGCTGCTATCAATCCTTATACTAAACAGGTGTATCTTCTTGATGAGATTTACGAAACTGCGCAAGAGAATACGTCGGTTAGACAAATATACCCCAGAATAAAAAAGAAAATGGAAGAGTTAAATCCTTACATAGAGGTAGATGATTGGTACAAGGTATATGACGAAGCTGCTGCCTGGTTTGCTACAGAGCTAATGGGTCAATTTGGAGATTACTTTATGCCAACAGCAAAACATCTACATAAGAAAGAGAATGGATTATCACTATGTAAAGACCAGATGGTATATGAAACTTTAACTATTACAGATCGTATGCAAAAACTAAAATGGGAAATACAGCAGTACGTAAGAACAGATAAAGGTGATATACCTAAGAAAAATGACCACTTAATTGATTGTTGGCGTTACTTAAACGCTGCTGCAAATTACGATATGAATGAAGTTATAGAGAAAAAGAGAGAAAAAGACCCTAATGACAGAGGAATGAGAAGAATATCTCAAGATATTAATGATTTAGGTAAAGAAACTGATTGGACACGAAACATAATGCCCTGGGAGGAGTAAACTATGGATATTACACAAATTTCAATAATTTTATCAATTATTTCTTGCATTTTGACAGCAATTCTGTTACCTTTTACGCTGTATGCTCTGATTTTGGTGAAAAGTTTAGAAAAACAAACACACACCGTACAATTTATGCCAGCCGAGGAAGCTTTGAATCCATCAAAGTTTGCCGACCCTGACAACGTATTCGATGAAATAAATCAAGAGCAACAAGATGAAAATGAAGAAATCTACCGTAAGGTATAGGAGCATAAATGAGTTTTTTTGACGATTTAACAGCAGACAGTCCTGATAAAATCAACGTAAAACCGTTTCATGCTATAAAAAAAGAAGATGAAAAAGAAGTTCTTACTTGGTGTAATAAAGTTGTAGAAACACTAGAAAAACAAGCAGTAGCTAGAAACTCTAGTATAAGAAAAAATTTAGAAACATATAGAGGTATTTCAGCCTCGGTTCTTAGAAGTGATATCCGAAGATCAGAGCGACAATTTCTTCAGAGAGTAAACAAGTTTGTAGTTAATCACTTACATGATATGACTGAAACTCGTATTTCACAATTATCACGACTAAAACCTGCTGTAAATGTTTTACCTACTAATGATGAGTACGAAGATAGAAGCGCAGCTAAAGCTACTAAGTATCTTATTGATCATTTATGGTATTTGAATAATGTAGATGAATTAAGACAAAAAATGCTTAGAAAT